GTACTGCATATGCAAGTAGTTTTATATTTAAAAGCTCTGCGTATAGATTTGCAAAAAAAAGAGGTGTATGGTTCTATAGACTTCTTTTATCACAACAATTTGCTGATGTAATAAATGATATTTATGACATGAATATCTTAGAAAAAAAGTTAAGCAAAAATAATTGGCAAAGCAATCATAAGAAAAAAGTATTTACAGTAGATGATAAAGGCAACATTTATGATGATGCAACTGGAGAAATATTTGGTACTATGAACGATAGTATAGGTAACAAATTTGATCTAGATACAGAAGAAGAAACTGTAAAATGGGAAGGCGAAGAAGCAATAATTATGCCTGATAAATCAAAATCATGACATATTTAACTATTATTGTATTAATATTAGTAGGAATAATCCTAGTAATTAAGGAGGTATTATGAGTAAAACTGGAGCATGGGTACTACAATTAACAGAAGATGCAGCTGATATGACAAGAGATGAGTTTATTAAAACACATGGACTTGCACAAGTAGATGTGTGGGATAATCAAGAAAGAGCTAATAAAATAGAAGATGAATTAACACCTTCTGCACATCAAATACTAAGTGAAATAAGAGAGGATAAAAATGACAGAAAAATTAGATGAAAAAAATCCATTTATAGTTTTGTTAAAAAGTTTAACTGATACTATAGTTAAATTAACTCAAGCTATGGATGGAATGAATCAACGATTATTAACATTAGAAGAAATACATAAAACCAAACAATTTACTAACAAAGTAAATAAAAATATTGATAATATGCTAGACCAGTAAATTTTGGAGGAACACTGATCTAGCTAAATATTCATAACATATTAAAAAAAATAATCAATGGTTTGACAAATTCATTTGTTTCGGTTTATGAAATAGTATGGATAAAGAAAAAGAATTAGGTATATTTTATCAACAAGTAATACCTCAATTCGTTGAACAAAGAAAAAAACTAAATCTATCACAATCAGCTATAGATGATGTAATTGGTTGTGCTAAAGGTTTAGTTTCCAAATGGGAAGTAGGAATTAGAAAACCATCAGGATTTTTGTTTTGTTGTTGGGCAGATGCCTTACAATGTTCAATAATAATAAAAGAAAATAAAAAAAATAAAACATAATTTTATCACAATTCATAATTAAGGAGGATATGAATGAAAAACAAACCTAGAATATATGTATCAGGAACTATAGAATTAAATGATAATATTCATTCTAAAGTAAAATTTAGTTGTGATACAGAACAAGGATTTTGGAATCAATGGGGAAATACTGACAATAAAATGTTTAAAACAGTAGATATTGTAACCAAAATACAAGAAGCTATTTCTGATGTAGAAATACTTGATAATATAAAAATGGAGGAAAGTAATGAGTAGAATAAGTCCAGGCTATTATGATAATGATATACAATTATCAGAAATTATAAGACAATTAAAATTAGATTTTCCATCAGGAAATGCTATCAAATATATAATACGACATAAAAAGAAAAATAAAGAAATAGATTTACTAAAAGCAATTTGGTACATTTCAGACATATTGGAGAAAGATTATGGGGTTGACGCTATGGCAGATATTAAGGACAAAATACAATTTATCGAAGAAGATAATATCCGATCCTCTAACGATACGTAGAAATAAAAAACAATTTATAATACGATTAGGAATACGATATTTAAAACCAGAAATGTATATGTATTTTATAGATAAATATACATCAAACAGAACAGCAGATAATATAGATGCTAAACCAATCGCTGATTATATAATGAGGAGGTATAAATATGGGAAGCAAAAAGGGATTATGGACAGACATAAACGAGATGTACATAGACGACAGCAAATTAATGAAAGGAGTGATGACTAGATGGGAAAAAAAATTGAGTTCAAAAGACCAACAGGTATTGGAGGAACTGACGCAAGTAATCTTGTCAAGGGAAACTGGAAAGACCTTTGGCTTGAAAAAACTGGAGTTACAAAACGAGAAGATTTATCAAATAATCTTGCAGTTCAACTTGGAATCTTTACAGAAAAATTTAATAGACAATGGTATCAGAAGTCTACTAAACAAAGGGTTGTTGATATAGGCAAGACTTGGCACCATCCTAACCATCCATATATTTATGGTAGTTTAGATGGAGTTACTAATGGTAAAGTATGGGAAGCAAAACATACAAATATTTTTTCTAAAGATGATACATTAATAGAAAGATACTATGCTCAGTTACAACATTATATGTTAGTTACTGGATTTAAAACAGCTATGCTATCTGTTATCTATGGCAACAGTAAACATCATGTTTTCAAAGTAGATAGAGATGAAAAATATATAAATAATTTATATAAAGCATGTCAACTATTTTGGTTTATGGTTGAAAATGAAATAGAACCACCAGAATATGTTGATATAACCTTAATGGAGAATTGTAATGACCAAGACGACATCATTAAATTATTCGGAAAAGAAATATCCTTTGACACCAGGTTACAAGGAACAATCCACTAGCAAAGAAGCAGCTGGTAAAATAAATACTAGAGCTGCTAAATTGCGAACAGAAATATTACAAATATTAGAAAGGAAAAATAACTATGGAGGTACTTGCGAAGAAATAGCAGAAATTATGAGTGAAGATATTACTTCAATAAGACCAAGATTTACTGAATTAAAACATATGAATTATATAGTTGATTCAGGAGATAGAAGAATAAATAAATTTAACAACAATACAAAAGTATGGAGGTATAATGACAGAAGAAATAAATAATAGAAAATATTGGGATGCTTTAAAAGAAACAGACCCAAGATTTACTAAAAAAATTAATAAAGGATTTGGCGATCTAACTACTATTGACCCACAATGGCAGATTATGAAAATGACTGAAACATTTGGGCCAGTAGGAGAAGGATGGAATTACACAGTAGATTACAAATATCTTGAATTAAAAGAACCAGTTGTAATTGCTGAAGTAAAAGTAGCACATAAAAAATTAGCTAATGGTTGGGATTACTATGGAGCAGTATCATCAACATTAAAACTGTTCAAAAAGAATGGTACATATGATGATGAAGCACCAAAAAAATGTATGACTGACGCATTAACTAAAGCATTTAGCCATCTAGGACTTTGTTCAGATATATTTATGGGATTGTATGACAATAATAAATATGTCGAAAAGTTAGAAGAAAAATATTCTAATGTAGATAAGAGCAAAGTAAAGAAGGTTTCATAGTCGCTGATAGCTAGGGAAGTGAGTAGGGGTAGCTATCGGCTAGTTCTTCTAACCCTACTCACAATAAAGGAGGAATAATGGCGAAGAAAAAATTATTATCAAATAAAAAAATAACTGAGATGTCTCATAGTCAATTATTAGAATTGATAGATGATCAAATTTATAAACATTTACCTATTAATAAATTAGTTGAAATAGTAGATAAAAGAATTGAAGAAGCAAGTAGTAAAATACTTAGTGATGTAAATGATAAAATTAATTTACGAATATCAATGAATAGTCATATCATTACTAAACCAAATAAAATTAAATTAAAAAGGAGAGCTGCATGAATTTATTAAAAATGGCAAAATTACAAAATAAAAGTAATGAATTACAAGATAAAAGTAATGAATTACAAAATGGTATTAATGATGTGCATTATGCTTTTACTAAAAAAATTGCTGATACAGTAATTGAACATGGTAAAACTAATGTAGAATTAAATGAAAAAATTAATATTTTAATAAAAGAAATTCAAAAGTTATCTTCAAGAGTTATTAAATTAGAACATGAAGATGATCATGAAAAAAAATCAATAGGAGGTACTACAGATGAATAGTGATAATATAGAATATACTAGAAAAGTAGCTGATCTAAATGATCAATTACGCAAAGATATGTTTACAGGCAATATGCTTAAAAAACATAATTTAAAAAACAAAATAGTATTAACACCTGGCATTGCTGGTTTAAATTTAATAGATAAAGAAAAAGTATTTTTTTCTGTTAAATATTTTGGAAACTTTAATAAAAATAATAACCCTTGGGGTGAAAAAGATTTTGGTAGTTTTAATTTTAAAAAAGAAACATTTAATTGGAAAATAGATTATTATGATAATGATATGAAATATCATAGTCCTGATAAAACAGACCCAGATAAAACTATAAGAGTTTTAACAATAATGAAAGCAGAGGAGAATTAAATGATTAACAAAGTAATATTATTAGGTAGATTAGGTTCAGACCCTGAAGTTAAAATATCAACTAAAGAATCTAAGTTTGCTAAAATGTCTATTGCAACTAGCGAAAGATACAAAGACAAGTCAGGAGAAATGCAAGAGAAATCACAATGGCATAATATAGTATGTTGGGATTCAAGACTTGCAGATACAATAGAAAAATATTGTAAGAAAGGTACTCTTGTTTATATCGAAGGACAATTAGAAACTAGAAAATATGATAAAGATGGAGAAACACGATATACAACTGAAATCATATTACCTCAATTCAAAGGTCAATTAAAATTAGTAGGAGGAAAACCAAGTGGGGAAAGTAGTAAAACTTCCAATACAGAAACAACCGAAGATATTCCGTTCTAAAAAATTATTTTATATTTGTGATCATTGTGAAAGAAAATATATCGAAGATGTAATGATTAATCATTTTCCATCAAATTATGGATATTATTCAGATGAAGGAGTATATCACTGTATTAAATGTTATAATAAAAAATTTTATGTATGATTTTTAACATATAGGGGAATTAGGCTTATTTAATAGCTTGTATTCCCCTTTATATATCTTTGGTATGATTGTACCAGAAAGCTCTAATTAGCCCTTCTGTGTCCAATTTTGAGCTATTTTTTCTCCACTTCTGCCAGCAATATACCCTCCGATGCCAATAGTCAGCAAATTCCACATAGGTTCAGGTATTGACAGCTCTAAGCTCGTACCGAATAAAATATTAATGAAAGGAGCAAGTATATAATTGTTAAAAATAACAATAATACAAATCCACATAAGAGCTGGACGCCAAGTAGCAGTAAGCCAATGCTTAGAACTAGCTTCTGCTTCAATGATTTTAGACTTAGCAATAAGTTCTTCATGATCTCCATTAATTAATTGTGTATTAAGTTCATGTTTTAATTTTTCTTTTAAGTCTTTATCAGGAACAGCTTTATCAACTATGCCACCAATCATTTTAGCGATTGGACCAATAGCAGTAATAGCTTGTAACATTTATAAATAACCCCAAAGAATCATTAATACAATAACACCTAATACAGCAGCAACTATCTTACCACTTTTAGTTAGTTTCCATATAAATAAATTATTCCAAATATTTTTTACTTTATCCATATTCCCTTTCCAATCTATCCATAGAAACAAAATTAGTTTCTTGAATATGATTATCCCAAATGCCTAATTCAGTAACACACCAAGACCAGCCATTCATGTTTAATTTAGCATATTCTTCTATATGACCTGATGGCAAGGAGCAACCGACATTTACTATTCTAACCCATTTGTCGTAGCCTATTTTAACAGCTTTCCAATCTCTAGCCTTATGTGTATGCCCAAATACTAAGTCATGTAAGGAATCATTACCTATTTGTACTTCAGCATTTTTACCCCCATATTCTTTACCCATTATATTTAATGGACAATGAACAAAAGAAACACCAGCTATATTCTTAAATTCTCCATACTCTGTATGTGTCCAACCAAATTCATCATAAGTATTATAGAGAGTTTCTTTCATCATCCCTTTTATTTCAGGAATGTTTTCTTCAAAACGATGAACACGCAGCTCATGGTTTCCAATACAAATATGTCTAGGAATATCTTTGACATACTTATCTAATATTTTAAATGCTTTACGCATTGATTCAACATCAACCATAAAGTCATCTTTTAATTTACCTTGTTGTGAATTATTTTTTTGAAAAAAACTAAGAGAATCAAAACTAGAAAAATCTCCTATATGAACAATGTAATCAGGTTTAATTTTTCTTATATGTTTACCAATACAATCAAATCTCTTTTGAGAGATATGTGGACTGTCATGCGTATCGCCTATAACAAGGACTTTATGCCCTTTAAATTTCATGTGTTATTAATATCTTAATAACTTCAATGTTGTAAATATAATAATTAATACTGAACCTATCCAGGCAACAGCTCTTAAAGCTCCTTTACCGGTAGACATTTCTACTTTAAGTTTAGTTACTTCATCTTTATTTTCACGAACATCTTTTTTAATATCATCAAGAGAAGCAAGTATTTGTTTAACTTGTAATTCCCATTGTTCAGACATACTATTTTTTTTTCCAAAGAATAGTTAATATAACTAACAATATAATTAAATTTAAAGCTGATATATCGTTAGTTAATAAGTGTCCTATACTACTCTGCATTGGCATCTGTTTTTTCCTTTAGTTTAATTCCCTTACATTTT